TGGCAGGTGCAGCCAGGGCGATAACAGCGATGGCAGCAGATGCGGTTTTGATCATGGGATTAAGTGATCGTCCCAGGAGTTTAATAGCCCTCCCTACGTAGGCGGTCATAAATCTGGTACGCCTGACGAACTCTCGTCAAACGGATCCTTCCGCCCCTGACAAATAACAACCGCTCGTTTGTAAAAGTAGCAATCCGTTTTACCCGCTACCTCCAACGCTTCTTTCACTTTGCGCCAGTTTTCGCGGGTCCTCTGGTCCACTTACCTTCCCTGACCCCGATACTTCTTTTTATTGTGCCGAGGTTTTGAATGTTGGCCCGCACCCTGGCGCGTTCGCTTCTTTACTGGCGTCTTGTGCTCCGTTCCAGTGGGTGACTTTGCTCGCTTAGCCATGATCGTGGTACAGTTCGCAGGTCCTTTTCATCAAGTTCGCAGCTGGGTGACTTGGATCGGTCTGTGCCAACCAGACCACCTCTATGCCGCTTGGGGCCCTAGAGGGCAAAACTGAAAGCGTCGCTGCAATCAGTTCAGAAGGGACGTCTCCTGCGGCGTCCCTTTTGTTTTGCCATCAGCTAGACGCCATCAATCCATGAGCTGACGCAAACGCCAACAGCGCCTCAACCTTTGCTTCAAGCTCGACGCAATACTCAAGCAACTCCGCATTGGTAGGCGAAGCAGCATCCGCAATCGTCACCGATCCATCAGCCGTAGGCAACGTCCCAGTGGTTGCCGTTGTGGTGATGTCGTCCACATGGGTGGACTGAACAGCAGCGGTCGAACCAAAGAACCCGATCTTGTTCTCATCAACGTCCAAACGAGTCGCCAGGGTGCCACCTGACATCGTTTGAATCACGATTCGACCGTCCTCTGCACCATCAGCGTTGTCAACAACCGAAGCCTCGATCGCTGCGTAATTGATGCCCTCAGGCGTTGCGTTGTCGTTGGCACCCCTGAAATTCAGCGTGTTAATGACCGCAGCATCGGTCGCAACACCTGAACCCAAAAAGGTCACAGCAGGCTGCAATTCCAGCTGGGTCGTCAACGTGCCAGCAACCTGAAGCTGAAGCTTTAGCTGGCCATCCTCCTCAGTGTCTGTAGCGTCAAGAATGCTCCCTTCGATCGCAGCGTAATCAAGTTCCGTCGGTGCATCGTTATGACCACGGAAGAAAATGCTGCTCAGTACATCATTGTCCTGACCAACAGTTGACGCTCCACGAAGGTGCAACAACGTCAGGTCGCCTGCGCTAGCAGGATCATCAACAACTGCCTTGACGTTGACCGCTGTGCCGGTCAGGGTCGCGCCAACCTGCAGCGAATGCGTTGGGCTGGTTTCATTGATGCCAACACTTGCCCCCTCAATACGAATCCTCGAAGCAGGTGCGCCGCTGTTTGCGGTCTTCAGATCAAGGATGCCGATCTCGCCGCCATCAGTCGGGCTGCTGATAACAGACACGATCTCGGCGTAATCGTGGGCATTTGTGCCTGAATCCTGTCCACGGAAAATCACCGTTCCGAGGTTGTCGTTCGCCGCCGGAGATGTTGAGTTGCGATACAACACCAAATCAGGCGCTGTATCCAGACCATTATCCGAGTTTTCGATAATGACCTGATCGGTCGTATCGTTGCTAAACAGATGCAGCTGTGCCGTTGCCGTTTCGGCGTCACCACCAACCTGTAATCCAGTCGCAGTGACCTTGCTCACATAAACGCCGTTGCTAGCAAAAGCAACTTCATGAGCAGCTGATCGATACAGACCAGTCGCACCAGCATCATCAGTCCATGCAATCGCTGGTGCGCCAACCGTTCCAGCAGGTGCTCTATTCAGCAGCGTTCCGTATTGGATTCTCTTGTTTTTATTGGCGGCTGCCGCCTCAGAAGCATCAACAATCGGCAACAGGTCAGCAGCTAGGGGAGCTGTCAACTCTGTTAGGTCTGTGATCTTTTGGTCAGCCATTAGTTAGCCCAGGCAGAAGGAGTGCCAGTTTGACGGGATGGTGCGATCTGCTCAGCGATTTGAGCTTCAAGCGCCGCCTCTATGTCACTTACCTTATCCGCACCAATGGCATCCATCAGCCAGCCGAGCACTTGATCTTTGGTCAGATCATCGAAGGGGATCAGGTCGCCTTCAGGGCGCTGCAGTCCGGTGCTGCCATATGCACCAGCAGAATAGGGTTCGCCGTTATCGCGTAGCTCGGAGGAGACGGCGTTGACGGTCCAGTGGATCGTGAAGACGTAGCCGTCGCTTGTTTCGCGTTCCAGGGTGTTAATTCCCCAGGTGATTGCAGTGGTCATGGTGTTAGCGGGTCAGGGTGGTTAGAGAGTAGGTCTAGTTGGCTTCAAGAGCTGCAACTTTGGCTTCCAGGGTTTCGATGCGGACCTGCGCTTCTTGGAGTGCCTTGATAGCCATCCACATCATCTGCTGCTCTTTAATACCAATGCGTTCTTCTTGAGCAGGTTCGGTTTCGGTAGCTTCCTTTGCTTCTTGGAAAACGGTGACTACTTCTGGGCAGCTTTCAGCAACCTGCTGAGCAATAACTCCCATGCTCAGGTCGGCATCATCAGACTGATCTTTGTAGCGGAAGTTAACGATTTCCCATTCTTTCAGGCAGTCCCAAGTGCCAGCAACAAGCGCAATGTCTTTCTTGACGTTGCGGTCAGAAAGGTTGACATTATTTCCGCTGTAATTACCTATGCCACCATCACCTCTAATGTAAAAGGCTGGCGAATACGTAGTTGTGTTAACAATTACGCCTTGTGTTCCACCGGATACTGCTGCGGCAATAGTTGTTACGCCATTGCTTGCGATCCTCATCCGCTCGGTTGATGAAGTTCCAGTGCCAAATATGAGAGGAATGTTTTGTTTAGTTTCTAGAATAACTGAAGATGATCCCTGCAAAAGACGGCCATAACTTGTGTCATCTTTTTTGAACTCAATAGCGCCACCTTGAGAAGAATTATTAAGTGTTAATACTGTATAACCAGTAAGTGCGTGAGGACTCGTAGTGCCAATCCCTACGTTGCCCGAGCCGTCGAATCGCACTCTCTCGGTCGCTGATCCAGGGTGGAAAGTTATGTTTCCATTTATTTGACCAATGCGCGATGCCGTCGAAACTGCATCTCCTAACAGAATGGAAGCGTCATATCCCGTTCCATTAGTTTGGAACCTCGCAACAACATTAGTTCCAGATGTAGTAGATGTTAAAGAGTCATCCTGCACATGGCATTTAACGCTAGGCGTCGTAGTGCCAATCCCTACGTTGCCGTCGTCAATGACCATCTGGTGCTCATTGCCACTCGCTCTCTCAAAGAAAAGTTTGTTATCGCTAGTTCCTCGGATGCGAAAAGCCGCAGTTCCCGTACCATCGTGAAAAGTTAAATTGTTGTCTTCTCGAATGCCAATATCGCCATTTACATCAAGATCGAAGTCAGGACCACTATCCGCTATGCCTACTCGGTCATTGCCTGCATCAAGGAAGAACAGGTTCGCTTCCGTGTCGCCTTCAATGCGGAAGTCAAGGTCCGCACCAGCATCATTAAAAACAACCTCAGTAGCGCTAGACGATGGCAGCGAAGTGCCGTCAAGATTAAATAGCTCGACAAAGGCCGTATTATCACTATTCCTAATTCGCATCTTGCCCGTCGATATATCCGCCCAAAACTGGTACGCATACGTCGTGCTGGGACCAGGATTCGTCGCGCTGTTATTACTAGAGATCGCTAAGAGCGCATCATTGATGTCTGAACGGACAGCAGCGCCGCTGCCGTTGGCAATGTTGTAATCGTGCGTTGCCATGGTTAGGTCTGTTCAGTGCCGTACCCAGAGGCCACATACTGAAACTGACGATCAATCTCAGTGTCCGTGCTGTCGTAGAACGTCACGGTGAAGCCTGACCGAGTAGGTGAGGTGATCACATAGTAATCCCCAGAAGCCAGGTTGAACGCTGTCAACCCCAACGAAGGTGTCTGGTAAAACGCTTTCGTGAACGTCACTGCCTTCGCTCCAGCGCCACTCTGGATCGTTGCGCTGTTCTCCGTCCTTGACTCCATCACCAGCTGGAAGCCAAGCTCGTCAACAACTGGCGTTTCATCCTCACTGGCGCTACTCAGCTCAGCCTTAAATTGGAACTGACGACCAGCGATCACACCGCTGAACATCGGGAACCACGCTCCAAAATCAATATCCAACTCCAGCTCGAACTTATCGTCGGTTTCCAGCAGCAGGTTGTCGCCAGTCTCAAGCAGGAAAAACGCATCCGCTACCGCTTGATCACTGGTGCGAACGTACATGTCCGCCGAGGTCACATCAGGGATAACACCGTCAAAGTCTGTCCAGCGGTCGATCTTTTCCGTTTTGCTGTCCATCAGGTCAGCGGGATAGATGCCACGTGATTTCAAAATCCGCTTAAATTTCGCGGAAAACTTCGCCCCAAGGTCAATCACGTCCTCAAACGTGTACCGCCCCAGCAACTTTTGGGTGCCCATAAAGTCGAACGACCCAAGACCATTGACCCCTGTGTTGTCCGGGTCTTCCGCTGTGGGCTCAGCAATTTCGTTCAGCGTTGCATCGCCGTCGATCACCAACCCGTCATACTCATCCGAATAAAACACCGCCTCTTTCAACCCTGGGAACGGAGGTGTCTTTTGGTCTTCCCGAACCGTTTGCACCAACAACTGCGGAATCGGATCAGGCTCGTCCAAAATGGCACTCACCGCATTGGCACTAACCTGCCCATCAATGTTCCTGAATTTCAGCAGGTACTCACCGTCAATTTTTGGCAACACCGCTTGGAGCGTGTTACCTGCAATCGAATCACTCAAAAGCGTTGAATTAGGCCACGTTCCAGTGCCATCCGTTTGGGGTGCATGGCGAATGACAGCAGTAAACAAGCTGCCGCCAAAACCTGTGCTCGGTTGTTTCCAACGCATGATCACCTGTTCACTGGAGATCATCTCAACCGTCACGCTCTGAGGATCCTCAGGCAACGTGACAACTGAAGTGGTCGGCGTCGCAGCTGATGCAAACGCTGGAACCGTAAAACTCGTGCTAATAGGAGCCGACTTCTTTTTAAATCCCAATCCCAACGCCGTAACCGTGACAGTAACCACCTGTCCCGGCTGTAAATCCTTCAGCGTAATGTTTGGATTCGTCGTCGTAAAAACTTCCTGCTTGTTGCCAACAGACGAGGAATACTTGACTTCGTAGCCAAAAGTCGGTCCAGCAGCCATCGTTTACGCTCCAGGTGCCCAGGAAATTGTCGCCTGCATACTCTGGGCGGTGCCATCAGTCACTTGACCAGCCTCAAATGAAATGTTGGTGACTGGCGGTGGAGCGTCATCGAAAGTCGTCACGTCCTCGAAGTCCAGTGCTTCACCTTCGTCAACTGAAGCATAGATGCTGTCGTTGTGAGTGACGCCAGTAATCGCAAACGTTCCACCGCCTCCATCGCTGACGCTGAGGCAACGGAACTTCTGAAGCGCCACGTCGTCGGTCGTAATCGCCCAAACTGAATTGATGGCAGGCAGTGCACTGAAGCCACCAATCAGTGAAATGGTGTCTTGATTAAGCGTGAAAATATCCAAGGTTTCAACCGTTCCATCAGGCAACACACACGTCAGCTTGGGATTCGCACCAGAAGGCAAGCTGTTCAAGCGTTGATCGATAACAATCTGGCTGACGCTAGGCGTGCTCTGAACTCGACCTGTAATCCTGGTCCCCTGCCTCAACTGGTCGGCAACAGCAAAAACTTCGCCAGGTAAAACCACCGCTCCATCAAGGCCAGTCGAAAACACAACAACCTCTTCATCCAGGTTTTCTGTCTGGAGCGCCCACAACCCAACACGTTGCGCCTGGTACTTCGACGTACAGCCAAAGCCAATCAACTCTTTGACGATGTAGCCGTATTTCGAGATGAGGGCTGGATCCTCAACAACAACCAAGTTCGGCTTATAAAAGTTTTCTGGATCGTTGTAACGAACGCGGACGCTGGTGCTGCGAGTCCTCAGCGAACTTCCTGAATACTCAAATACCCCATTCAATACGTTCGAGTTGGAATAAACGTGCTTGATAGGTGCGTCACTACCATCAAGCTCGCCATGGTCTGCCGCGACATGAATGATATTGCTTGACCAGAACAGCATCCCTCTGAAAACGGATGCCATGTCCTGCAAAACGCTATAAGCATCGGCTTGGTCGCCAATCACCACATTGCACGAGAACCGAGGTTCCGTAGCAATCACATTTCCGTTGCCATCCTTGACCGATACGGTCTGATTGCAGTATTCAATCAACGGATAAAGGTCAGTCCAGGAAACCTTGTCCTCATCAATAAACTTGCCTGCCCCGTACCTAGGGTTCGTCAATAAGTCCACAAACGTGCAAACGGGACATGAGGTCCAATGCTCATCCTTCTGTGGACCACCATCAAAGTCAGCATTGTTCAAATTGAGGCTGCCGTCATCCTTAACTGCCGCTCCAGTGGGAATCTTGACCAGACGACCCTTGATCAAATAAGCACGAGTTGGTAATTGCGGAAATGACTCGCTAGACAGCTGCAGCTGAGCAACTGCGCTGTAATTATGGTTGACCACCTTGTCGGTATACTCAGTAATCGAACTCCAAATCAGCTGATTGCCTCGTCCGCTTGCTAGCGCCGTCTTGTCCGAAATATCCTCAAAGTCCGTGTACTTGACTTCAAAATGCTCCTCCTTGAGGTCAACCTTTTCAACCTTGATGTTCCAGGGACCACTGCCGGACAGCGTGATGTAATCAGTCAGGAACTGATAGTTGTTAGTGCTGATCCCCTTGATTGACTTACCGTACTTTTCAACAAAGCTTCCACCCGAACCAACATCCTGCACTTTGACAGTCACATCGATCCTGCCGCCAAAAAGCTGACCCTTCGCCAAACCTTCTTGAGCAACACTGAAAAGCTTGGGAACCGTAAACAGCAACTGAACTTGGCTGACCTCGGTGTCGGTGATCTGCCTCGTTAGCGTCCCAGGTCCATAATCACGGTCTGCTTGGCTATCGACCTCACCGTCGGCATTCAACGTCTCACTGTAGTTTTGACCAATCTCCAGGCCAACTTGAGTGATAGTGCTTACCTGCTGAAAAGTCCCTGATGTCGCTGATTGCTTGGCACCAATTAACGTATCAACCTTGACGTGATTTGAATTAAAGTTGTAAACGTTACCCGTCTTGACAGGAGTTTCGTTCAAGAAGACGCCCTCAAGTCCTCCAATGACGCCTCCAATCGGACCCTCGCACAACAGGTCGAACAGAGCGATAGAAGTAGTGGAGTTAAGGGCCATGTCAGTTCAAGTTGTACCCAATAGCCATTAAAACTAACCGTTGGCTTTGACCGCTAATTGGGTCGTTCGCCAAAGCTGAGGTGTTTGCGATTTTCACCTGTACGGAAACATTGCTTTCGTCGTAGCCGGTTGCGATGGTCATCTTGTGCATCCAAGTAAACTTTTGACCGGGAACCAGCAGCCCCTGGATTGTCGCGCTATCCATTGCAATTAGCTTATTTTCATTTACCGCCTGCCCCCGATACACCTTTATCTCATAAGTAATAAAAGCATCAGCCTTTGTCGGGACAAGACCCGCAAGGGATGACCCTGGATACTCGAATAAACCACCTTCTGACCGCAAAATAACATTGAAGTTTTCCTTGTTTTTCTTTTGAGTTTTCTTGGCAACTACTGCAAGATCAGTAGTGGCGTCTTCCTGCACAACAATTCCATCGCCGCCAACATTCGTCACGAAACTCGCGCCACCAGTAAGGCTCTTGTAAGTCGTTTTCGTGTCCGGTATCAAACGCCTGATCTCAGCGCCTGAAATAGATCCAAAACTAAATCCAGGCTTCTCACCGCCAATTAACACCGTGTCAGGACCTGGATCCTTAATTGCCTTCTGGATTGGATCAGACTCGTCCGTAACCGACAGCTTGGAACGCAGAAGGTGACTGCCAATCAGCACCTTCCCATACGCCACAGGAACTGTCGCTCCAACACCAACCGTATT